AACAAATAGTTAATGGTGTCGAAGTCAGTAGAGCAGAAGTTTCTGAGTGGAGACCTGGATCTAATTTACTAAAATTAGAAAAGATTCAAGGCACATTAAGACAAAATCTCGAAATCAAAGGTTTTGTATCTAAATCTACTGGAACAGTGACTTCTATTTTTGTTACTGAACTAAATCCATCAATTGCTAGTTTTTATGACAATATTGGTTACTATGTTTCTGATAGAGGAAGATTGGGAGTTTCCAATCAAAGAATTATTGATAGTCATTTTTATCAAGACTATTCTTATGTAATTAAATCTAAGACTTCTATCGAACAGTGGCGTGATTTAATTAAGTCTACGACACACCCAGCAGGATTTAAACTGTTTGGTGAGGTTGCAATTGATGCAGAAGCATCTAACAAGATGCCAGTTCAGTCTCCTAGTGCGGGACACTTTACTGTTATTCAGTTGTGGGATCCTGAAAAGAATACTGTTACTGTTGAAAACACTAGAAGAACTATTACACAAACAGTTCAAAAAGTAGATCAGTACAATATCATAAAAGGATTGGGTTCGGCATCTACTTCTGAATTTAATTTCAATGAGACTAGAGCTTTTGAAGTTAAACTGTCAGCAGACTTTGATGGTTATTACGATAGTGATGGTAGATTGCAAGGAACAAGAACATTCCAAGTAAAAGATGATGAGGGAAATCTCTTTACGCCATATAGCGCAAGTAATTTAATTATTACTCTAGATGGAATATTGCAAGAACCAGAGGTTGCATACACTGTATCAGGACAAACTATTACATTTGCGAAACCACCATTAGGTGATAATACAAAACAAACTGGAAATGCTATCAGTGATGTGACAGATTATGATGGTGTTACATTCTACGGCAAATATATTCAGTTTAAAGATAATCAATATGATGACAGATATATTAAGAAGGTAAGAAATATTTTCCAAAGAAATGGAAGATGGATTGATGCAGCAAACCAAGTTGAAAGAAACAAAGAGTTTATTGTTGCAGAATCGATTGGATATGGTAAAGAAAAATATCCCACTCTAGATTGGAGTACAAAAACTGACGACTATGAAAGAGATCTTGGATTTATTGTTGATGCATATTCACATGATTTGAGATTTGGTGGAAATGTAAAAATTAATAGTTATCTTAATATTATTAATGATAATAATGATTATGATTACTTTACCACAAATAAAACTGAATCTTTAGGTATCGTAAAATATCTTACAAATCTAGTCAATCTTTCTGTTAGAAATTGGGACTTTGTAGAAGAAAATGTTTCTTACTTACAAGGATCGTTTAAAGTTACTGTTTCTGATACTAAGAATCTAGCAGTAGGAATGCATATAAGTTCAGGAACTGCTTTCTCTTCAGATACAAAAATTGTATCTATCGATAGCGATACTGAAATCACATTAAACAAAGCCGCTTTAGCAAACTCTGGAGGTGGCGGTGGCGCATCAGTTGGCATCACAAACCTTCAGGGAACTGCACCAGCGGGAGGAACTACATTACCAACAGCAATTGGTCGTGTTGTATCAGGAGGACAATATCAAGTTCCTCCTGGATCAGTTGTAGCAGTTCCTGTATCATTCTCAAGTTCCGATAGTGCTACTTTCTTCTTTAGTGGTATTAATAATGGAACTTATTACGATGCATCGAATTTAATTGAAGGCAATAAGCAGTATATTCGCGAAGAACTGACAGGATGGTTTGCTGCTACTTATCCTACTACAACATGGACGGATCTAGTTAAAGATGTTAATGACTATATTGATAGTGTAGTATACCATTTACGTTTTGGTGGTAATGAATACGTAGTAGACTTAGCACAAAATTACTACCAGAATACTTTCTATCCATATCCAGAAACTTTAAAGTATGGGGTAGATGCTACGAAATTCTCTGCTGGTTATTCTTTTGTAAGAGATCTTATGGTTCTTGCTATGAGAAACTCTTTACCTGCAGGAACATATACAAACGTTGCTCCATATTTCGATAATTCTATTGCAACTGATCCATCATTCCCATTATGCGCTCAGGTAGAATCTGCTTTGGATTCTTTCTATTCTATCATGAATACCGTTTTAACGGAAGGAAAAGGATTGGTAGAAAAATCTCCTGTCAACTCTAGCAAACCAGGAAATTGGACTGGTCTATTGCCATACTCTAACTATACTATTATTCCCGATTCGTTATTGCCTTCATATGAATGTGCTGATGTAGTCTCTTCTGTTGATTCACTGTATGCAACTATTACCAATATCTTAGATGGAAATTCTGTTCCTGTTGCTTATCCAGATTATGTAGATGGAGAAAATAAAATCTTTGAATTGTATTGGGAAGATGGATCAGATGTTATTACAGAAGAAGATGAAGATTTATTCTTGACTATTAACGCTGTATTACAAAAACCTAAGTACAGAGAAGATTATCCTGCCGAGGATGCATATTACATCGATAGAACCGTAATTCCAAATAGAGTTGTTTTTGATGTAGCACCTATTTGGGATCAAGATCTTGGTGCAAAGAGTATTGGTGAACCAACTGCGGTTGAAAAAGTTGTTGGAGTAGGTGTCGGTAATTACAAGCGTCTTACTGTAGACAAAAACTTAATTGATGGATCTCGTGGTGGTCCATTCTTAATCTTAGACTTAGAAGATCTCACAGTTCAAAATATTGAAGACAATGCATACTTATATGTTTTCTTAGACGGAGTTCTACAAAGAGAAGGATATTCTTATGATGTTGTTGGTCCAAATATTACATTTAAAGCTCCTATTAAACAGGAGATGAAGATCGATATTAGATATCTCTACGGAAGAGAAATCGGTCAAATTCTAAACATCTATGATTATCTGCCAGATACTTATTATGCTAAAGGTAGTGTAGAACTACAAACAACATCTGGAGCTGCTGCTTTAGTACAAGGTTCTTGGGCTGGAGAATATTCTGGCAACACATTACAATGTTGGCAAATTAATCCCGATGGAACTAGAAATATTATTGGAGAAGTTCTTGAAATAGTTGCTACTGGAGATGTTTTAAATCTAGATGTTTATGGTATGAAGTGTGAATTAACACAGGGATCTCCTGTAGTATTCGCAATTAAAGGGCACTATGATGTTAATTACACAGTTCCACTTGCGTCTACTGGATCTACTATAACATATGATGTTGATGATTCTGGAAGATTGCAACTTTCTGATAACTTTACTCCTTGGAAAGGATCTATTATTAGAAAATCTTACAAAAATCCTTTTGTAAGTCTATCAGATAATGACTTTATCCGAGTTGAGGGAGAATCAAGATTCAGAAGAATCAAGAAACTACCACAAATTGTAGGAACAAGAGAAGAGAGACTTCAGAAAGGATCTACAAACTCTATATTCGGCACAGTCGAAGTAGAGACTTATAGTGGCGTCACTAGAGGAGAAGGACTCAGTGTAGTTGCAACCGTCGAAAATGGACGTGTTGTATCATTGACATGGAATCAAAGAAGTTTTGATCCTCTAACTCAACCAACTGCATATCAATATTATACACCACCTGTTCTCAACTTTATCCCTCAAGATGGAAATGGTGGTGGAGCAAAAGCGGTTGTTCTTGTAAGCAAAGGACAAATTGTTAGTGTTGATCTAATAGAAGGTGGTGAAGGATATACCGAAGCACCTTTAGTTCGTGTTTCCAGAAGATATGATCTGAAAAAAGAAAGAGGAGTTGGTGTTTCTCTAATCAATCTCAGAATGAATCCATACGTAGAAACCGCTGGTATGACAGCGATTTCTAGGATTGATGTTCTTGGAAACCAAGTTTCTGGAGTTAACTCTTTCACCTCTGTTTTCTTCGATAGTCCTGTTGACACTGATAGAGTAATTACCGCTCAAATTCAGTTAGTTGAAGAAACTGGAGAAGATTTAGATGCTGGATTGGTAGAGCATCTTTCAACTGTTACCAGTGAAAGAGACACAGCACTAATTGATACAGAACATGAAATCACCGAGATCAATGTTTACATTGAAACTCCTTACATTGTTAATATTGATACTCAATCAACTCTAACTCTACAAAGTTCTAATAGAGAGATTACTAATTCTGTAAATTATGTTATCAATAACTCTGCACTATCTAATGTTAATTACTATGAAGTTGCAGCATATCTACAAGCAGATGCCGATCCAACAGATACTATCATTTACATTGCTGACACTAGCAAATTCAAATCAAATGGTTATCTGTTAATCGGAAATGAGATTGTTAAATACTTCCTCAAGTTTGGCGATAGATTCCTCAAAGTTAAGAGAGGAGTAAACAATACTACCGCTCAGTTCTGGGCTGCAGGAACATACCTCAGACAAATCCCAGATCCAGTATCTATCGCATACGGCGGTGTTACTGCAATTGAGTCTCAGAGTAGTCTTGTTTCTGTTAAGGGTGGTGCTGCAGTAGGTCTCACAGAGAGAGAAACTGAAAGATTAATTATTACTCCTGACGTACAACCCAAAACTTCTACTAGGGTTATTACAGCAGAAATTCAACCACAACTGAACGTTCAGTCAATTAGTCAAATTTCTGCAGACGTACAGTATAAGTTAGAAACTTTTGCTGAGAATGTTTTATCATTCACGACCACGCACAAAGAGACACTTGCTCGTTCGGAAGTACAAACCGTACATAGCGAATTTACAGTTAGAAAAGAATCCACAGAGTTCTTAATCTTTACTCCACCTGGAGGTGTTGTTGATGGTTACGAAGAGAGTGCATTTATTGATGATCCTATCAACACAAGATTGAATGGATACGTTGATCTACTAGATGATTATGGTGTAACTAAACGTGATGGTACTACCATCTTTGTCAAGAATGCGGCGTTTGCCACATTCAGTCAATATATTGGTAATTACAAAAAAACTAATGTTGGATATGTCTTAAAACACTTTGATGGACTATTTGACGATGGTTTTGCAAATGTGTCTGGTTACACACTTGCGGATATTCAATTCTATTTCCCATCATTAACTATTAGAGATTTTGTTGATAGATCCGAATCTCAATATACATTGGGTGGAGATAAATTTAATGTACTACCTCCGTCTATTCAAAGTCCAGTCACCACAACCACTTCTAGTGGTACAATACCAACAACTATTGTAGTCACTGATACCACGCATTTCCCATCATCAGGTTACATCTTTACTGAGAGCGGATCTGTAGTAGAATACACAGGCAAAACTACAACATCATTTACTGGATGTACCTTATACAGAGGTCCAAACTCGATTTCAAATGGCGATGACTTGATTCCATTTGCAATTTCATAAATAACGGTATAAATATAAATAACACAGGCACAAACACTACGTCGGAACAAACCAATGGCTGCTATTATCTCTGATAAGTTTAGAATTTTTAATGCGAAGCAATTCCTTGAATCGCTATCGGAAACTCCCAGTACAAACATGTACTTCTTTGTCGGTCGCCCTCAACCTTGGAAGGCGTACTTAGAAGTATATTCTAAGAGTGCTACTAACTTCACCGTTGGTAATGAGGTGTTTGTTGGAACATATGGTTCTACTGCTTTCCGTGCTACTGTTTCTGCTGTTTATGATGGTGCCCTTCTTCTGACCGACGTTTTTGGCAGCAACGGTATCAACTCTGTTCCAGCAACTGGCAGCACTCTACTAGAAACCGCAGACGGTGGTTCTACTACAACTTCCGCTACAGCAACCACTGGTGTTTATCGTTATGGTACTGAGGATATTCCTCCTCTACCTCTCGACAACCAAAGAGAGAAGATTGGTCTTTACGACGAGATTATTGCTGCTAAGCGTATCACCACAGATCTAGCAAGAACTGTTATTCGTCGTTACAACTGGGATGTTGTTGCGAACCCATTCTATGATATGTGGAAACCCGACTATTCTGCTACTCCAGCAGGCGGCGGTCAAGTAGGTAAGCAGACTGCAACTAATGTCGCTTCAATTGCAGATGCTAAGTTCTACGTAATGAATACAAACTATGAAGTATTCAAGTGTCTTTACAACGGTCAAACCCCTGCAAATCCATCTGGAGTAAACGCAACCGAAGAACCAACTACTTCTGGTGCTAACTATAACGCATCAACAGGCATCTACACAGAGACCACTGGTGGTCTATACATTTGGAAGTACATGTATACTATTCCAACTGATGATGTTCTGAAGTTCTTGTCTTCAGACTTCATGCCTATTGTACTACCAACAGAGTCTACTCGTCAAGCAGTCGAAGCTCTTGCAGTTGATGGATCACTTGATGTTGCTCTTATCGAAGATGCTGGTGCTAACTTCACTGATGGAACTGTATATACCAGCGTCAAGGGTGACGGAACTGGTGGCGTTGTAGAACTAACAATTAGTGGTGGTTCAATTACTGCTGCAAGCATCTGGTCTCGTGGATCTGGTTACACCTACGCTAACGTTCTCCTCGGTAATGGCAACTTGTTCTCTGATAGTGGATTGACAACTGGAGTTGCAACTCCAGCAAACGCAACTGGCGCTATTGAAGTTGTTCTACCTCCTCAGGGAGGTCATGGTTCCGATCATGAATTAGAACTCAACGGCAAGCGCGTGATGACTAACATTCGCCTTACCTATGCTGAAGGTTCTGGAGACTTCCCTGTTGATAACGACTTCCGTCGTATTGGTATCATCAAAGATCCTCTCTTGACTTCTACAGGCGCTGCAGCAACAGAATCTACATATTCTGGTCTAAAAGCAATTAAAGTTAATCTAAATGGCGGATCTGGAGACTTCATTCCAGACGAAAGAATCTCTCAGACCGTAACTGGTGGTACTGCATATGGAACCGTAGTTTCTTGGGTTCTTGACAGTGGTTCTACTACTGCTGGTGTCCTCAAGTACATCCAAACCAATGACGCACACCTAGATCAAGGTGTTGTAAGAGATTTCGAGAGTAATGGTTCTAACGCAATCTCTGGAGGACAATCCTCTGCTGCTGGTGTTGTTGACACTGGTTACAATACTGGTGGTGGTGTTCTACCTCTACTAGGTCACACCTTTACCGCTGGTCTTTCACCATCAGAAATTAGAAACAACTCTGGTGATGTTATTTACATCGAAAACCGCCGTCTAATCACCCGTGCTCCTGACCAGATTGAAGACATCAAACTAGTCATCGAATTCTGATTTCAATTTACAAGATTAATCCCTCCAGCAATGGGGGGATTTTTTTTATCTCTACTAAATACTATAACGAAGACCATAGTATTATTGGCGGAGTACGATGCCACAGCAGACTAACTTAAACGTTTCTCCTTATTACGAGGACTTTGACGCGAGCAAGAATTTTTATAAGATTCTTTTCCGTCCTGGATATTCTATTCAGGGTAGAGAATTAACACAGATCCAATCGATTCTTCAAAGTCAAATTGAATCGTTTGGTAAGTTTGCTTTTAAACAGGGAGATTTAGTAATCCCTGGAGAAGTTGGTCTCAATACAAAATTAGATTATGTAAAATTATCTTCAGTTTCAGAAGTTGCCGTTAATGAAGGAAATGATATTGTATACAAAAAGTATGATATTAGTCAACTTGTAGGTCAGACACTAAGAGGTTTATCTTCTGGTGTAGATGCTATTGTACTATCTACTAAGTTGGCAACAGAGTCTTCTGCTGATACTGTATTTGTAAATTATCTTAATAGTGGTAATTCTAACACAGAACTTACTTTTAGACAAGGAGAAACTTTAGAAGTAGTTAATGGTGTTAATACTCCACTTCTAGTTGTTGGAACCGATGGTAGCGTACTTCCTACTAGTATTTCTGTTACTAATCCTGACACTGGTGAAGTAACTTCTTTGGAAAGTCCTGCAATGGGATATGGTTCTGCTGTTAAAGTAGAAGAAGGCATTTACTTTGTAAACGGATTTTTTGTTCGTAACAAAGAACAACTTTTAGTAATCGAAGAGTATTACGATCAACCAACTGCAAAAGTTGGATTTACAATTAGTGAAGATGTTGTAACACCAGAAGAAGATCCTTCATTGTATGATAATGCAATCGGATCTTCTAATTATACTGCTCCTGGTGCAAATAGATTAAAGATTGATTTAACTTTAAAAGAATTTGCTATTGATGAAATTACAGATAAGAATTTCATCCAATTAATTACTGTTGTAAGAGGAGCAGTACAGAGAAGAGTTAAACCAACAGATTACAGTCTACTAGAGCAAACTCTAGCAAGAAGAACTTTTGATGAAAGTGGCGATTATGTAGTTGACAATTTCTCTGTTGATATTAGAGAGTACGCACAAAGAGATGGCAACAGAGGACTTTATGCTGCAGCAGATGATGGATCATTCAATGGGTTAAGTGCTAGTGATGCATACCGCAAGATGGTTGCTAGTGTAAGTCCTGGTAAAGCATACATCAAAGGTTATGAAATTGTCAATAAAGAAACTAAGTATCTAGAGATCAGTAAAGCTAGAGAAAGTCTTTCAAGTGACAATGTAACTTTAAAGAGCAAAGGATTGCCAACTTTAAATATTACCAATACTTTTGGTAGTGTTCCTCTAAACAAAGAAGGATCCGACTTAACGGCATATCCAGAGGTATTTTTATATTCTACTTTTAATGACGGTTCTATTGGATTAAACAATACCGAAGATACTACATCTTTAAGGCAAACTGTAAATAGAAGAGGATTATTGTTTGATTCCAATACTGGTATCAAAACTCTAACCATTCAAATTACTAGCACAACTGACACATTAGCAACTTTAAATGATAGTACATTCCAAACTACATTTAAAAACTTATTCTTTATTAAGACTAGAGATTCACAAGGAGCAGTTCTTTCTACAAGCAGCGTACAGACTCTATCATTCTCTAAAGTTACTCGTCCTGAGATTAATCCATCTACAGGAGTTCAATTCTACGAAGTTACTGTATTTGGTAAAAAAGAAGAAGTAGAACTTTTACTAACAGATTATGATGCTGGTGATATTGCATTCCAAAGACAACTATATCTTAGTGAAGCAAAACTTGCTGGAGATGATAAGTTTGGATTTATTGTTGATTATAGTGAAACTATCACTCCAGTTATTGGTAAAGTAAAACCAAATAATTTCTACCTAGAATCTAGGGGTGCTGGTTTTGATGACGATTCGGATATTATTTTATCAAAAGGACGTTTACCTCAAGGAACTTCTTCATATAATACCGTATTCGGATTATCTTATTTCGATCCCCAATTCTTTACACGTCTTCTTCTAAATTCGATTCCACCTGCAGGTGGTTTTGGTGTAGGTAAATATGTGTATGGATTGGAAAGTGGTGCATATGGCGTTGTAGAAGGAGAGTCTGGTGGTACATATTCCACTTCAAATATCTTATTTGTCAAGACTCTTTCTGGTAAATTTATTTCTGGAGAAACACTCAGAGATGAAGATCGTAATACTGTAAGGATTGCGAAAGATAATACAATTTCTCACTTTATTGTAAGACAAAGAGGACTTGGTTACAGTCAAAGTTCAACTCTCTTAATTAATGGTGTTGAATTTGATGGATCAAAAATCAATTTAGAAATTGGCGCTACAGGAAACGCACTAAGGGCAGTAATTACTAATAGATCTGCGGTTTCAATTGAATATAGTCAACCACCTGCAGTATCAGTTTTACAACCAACTGGTTCAGCTGCACCATCTTCAATTGCAACAATTGTTCCAGTATTGTTTAGAAATACTGTAACTACATATACTCCACAAAATATCAAATCTGTTGGTTGTAGATATGGATCTGGCAATGCAAACGTATTTACTGCAGATGTAGTAGTTGACAATCAACAATATTCTGAAATTAAATCAGTAACAGATTTTACATTTTTTGGAACAAAAGGAACTCTTTTCTTAGAGTCAACTAGTTTCAGTGCAGATGCTAGCGAATTTTTAATTCAGGGTGATCTCATTCAATTCTCTGATGAAGATAATAATCTAGTTCGCGCAGTCGTACAAAAATCTACAAGACAAGAGGGTTCAGTAAAAACTAGAATTTATCTAGATACTGTTCTTCCTGGAGATGTTTCTAATACTAGTATTGTTCGTCTTCGTCCAAAAACAGTAAACGCAAACTCTGGATCACTACTATATCCAACTGGCAGTAAGCAGGTCAAAGGAATTTCCGCTGGTGGGGATGAAACAAAAATTAAGTATTACTTCAGAAGAGATTTTGTTACTACTGCTTCTTCTGGTGGAGGAACTATTACTTTCGCAGCACAACTACCTTTTGGTACACAAAGATTCGCTGCTTTCTCTGAAAAGAATTACATTATTACTGTATTAGATCCAGGTGATGCACCAGATATTGAAGAGGGAGATATTATCTATGTCGATGCGGATAATGTAAGTATCAGTTCTGCTACTGATACAGCAAGTGGTTTAACTTCAGGTAGTATTAGTCTAGAGCTTCCATCAACTTACTTTGGTACTATTCCATCTAATGGAACTTTCCCCAGACTTAAGTTGACTGCTACTCTTGAAGTATCTAACGCAAAACCAAGACTTAAGACTTCTGTCGAAAATAGAAGAATTGTTGTAACTTCTTCTGGTGATAGAGTTATTCCATTTAGGGGAACTAATTACGACACGGAGGTTGTTGAAACTTTATCTTATGCAGATGCTTATAAGTTGAGATATGTGTATGAAGGAACTATTTCTAAGGCACCTGATGTAGATGCTGCAGGTAATTTAATTACTGGTACTGATGTCACGGAAAGATTTACTTTTGACGACGGTCAAAGAGACACTTTATATGATGTGTCTAGAATTGTTTTAAAACCTGGATACGAACAGACTACAGGACAATTAGTAATTGCATTTGATTATTTCGAGCACTCACAGGGTGATTTTTGCACCATCGACAGTTATCTTCATGAGGCAGGTGTTACCGAAGATCAAATTCCCGATTTCAACTCCAACGTTCATGGAATTGTTGAACTGAAAAACGTTATTGACTTTAGACCAAAAGTAGATAGCGATACTATTATTCCTGGATATAAGGATACGTCTTCTTTATCATTAACAACTAGTCAGTTTGCTGGTCCTGGATCAGTAATTACAAGTTCTCCTGCACCAGACTCAAATCTAGAGTATACCATTTCGTTTAGTCAAACTCAATACCTCAGTAGGATTGATGGTATCTTCCTCAATAAGAATGGTGAGTTTATTGTTAAAGAAGGAAATTCTTCTCTAAATCCAACAAAACCAGATCCAGTAGACGATGCTATTGCTCTTTTCTATGCTTACATTCCCGCTTATACACAAAGCAGCAAAGATGTAAGAATCACTCCAGTTGACAACCGTCGTTACACGATGCGTGACATTGGTAAACTGGAAAAACGCATTGAGCGTCTTGAGTATTATACCACACTTAGCATCCTAGAGCAACAAGCTCTTAATATGCAAGTCAAGGATTCTATTGGATTAGATAGATTCAAGAGTGGTTTCTTGGTAGACAATTTTGAAGAGCACAGAGTTGGAAACTTAGGATCTATCGATTATGCATGTGCTATAGACAGTCAACAGTCTGTACTTAGACCGCAGTCAAATGAATCTTCTTTTGTTCTAAAAGAAGTTAATACTAGAGAAGATCAACGATCTGTCGCTGGATACCAAAAATCTGGAGACATTGTTACTCTGCCATATTCTGAGTTGAAGTTGCTTTCAAACCAATCTGCTTCCAGAACTCTAGATCCAAACCCATTTGTTGTTATCCAGTATGTTGGAGATGGAGAAGTTTCCCCTTCAATCGATCAATGGTACGACAAGAGTGTAGAACCTTTGGTTGTTGATACCAATACAAGTTTGTATTCTATTTTCTTAGCAAAAGAAGATTCGAGAGAAAGTTTTTCAAGTCTACACAATTCTTTCTTAGTCAACTGGGTTGGAACATCTCCATCGTTTGTTTCTATTAATTCTTTAGGAGAAGCTTCTACTAAGAATGCAGTATCTTCTGTTGGATCAGCATCTGTAGGAAGTTCTTCAAATATTAGTCCACAAAATAATGAGATTGGAAAAGGAATTGTTACTAGGAACGTTGGAGAGAGACTAGTTTCTTCTTCCGTTCAGTTCTATGCAAGAAGTATTCCTGTAAAATTTGTTATTAGAAGACTAAAACCAAATACGACTGTCAATGTCTTCATGGAAGGCAGAAACATCAACAGATGGGTAAACCCAGATTTGAGATTTAGTGGAATTGCTGGCAACTCTTTGTCAACATTTGGAGGAGTTGTTACAACTGATGAAAGTGGAAATGCGAGTGGTATTATTCTAATACCAGCAGGAGCACCCCCAACAGAGAATACGACTTGGACTGGTGATGTTAACACTGTAAGTTATGATTCTACTGGAGAAGAAGTTAGAGTTACTACTGGAGTAAAGACTATCAGATTTACCTCTAGTGCTACTGACGAGAGCAAAGAAAAAGTTTCCTCTTATGCAGAAGTAAAATACTATGCTACTGGAATTCTACCACAGAATCCATCTAGTATTGTATCAACAAAACCATCATACTTCAAATCTAATGAAGGAGTTCAGTCTGTTAACAGTAATACAGATAATCCATTAAAACCAAATCCTCTAGCACAAATCATCAAAGTTGAAAACTATGATGGCGGAGTATTTGTTACTGGTTTAGATCTCTTCTTCAGCAAGAAGAGTGATACTATTCCATTGAGAGTTTACTTGACTAATGTTGATTCAGATAAACCAGCAAAAAATATTCTCCCAGGAACAGAAAAAACTCTTTCTCCAAACACTTACTTGAAGTGTTATACAAATGGCAACGTTTCAGTAACTCAAGGAGAATTTGTAACAGGGGTATCGACTGCTGCTTCTGGTCCTATTTCCAGAATCATTGATAAAAACGGCGTTGAGCTAACACCATCTTCTACTGGAATATTTGCATTAACAAACGATCAGGTATATACGATTGTCCTCAGCAATCACAATGGCAAGTCTTTCAGACCTAATGAAGATCTATCTATTCCTTCTGTTACTGCTGCAAATGCAACTGGTGGAACAGATCTGAAGTTAACTATTGCTAAAGATAGTGGAAAAGTTTCTGACATTAAGATTGTTAACACAGGTCAAAATTATGATAGTGCAATTTTAACGATTGAAAGTCCACAACTCCCTGGAGGATCATCTGCTACTGCTCGTGTAGAAGTTTCTAATGGAAGGATTTACAATACAGAAATTTCTCTTAGTGGTATTGGATACACAGAACCCCCCTCAGTGGTCGTCAAAGGCGTTGGAAATGGAGCGGGAGGGTGTGTAATCCAAACCTTCATAGAAATCGACACACCAGCAGTTAGGATGGGTATAGCGGTTGATAGAGATGGAGTTACCAACTCAACAACACCAACTAATTTCAAATTCGATCATCCAGTATACTTACAAAATGACACAGAATATGCTCTAGTTGTAGAGACAGATTCTACTGATTATGAGTTATGGGTTTCTGAACTTGGATCTAGTGATATTGCTACAAGCACTATCATTACATCACAACCATCTTTAGGTTCATTGTATAAGTCTCAAAATACTGATATTTGGACTGAAGACTTAGATTTAGATTTAAAATTCAATCTTTACAGAGCAGAATTTGAAATTAGCAGACCATGCGAACTTTTACTCACTAATGAAAATCTAGGTTATGAATTATTGAGTAAGAATCCATTTGAAACTAATGCTGGATCCAGCACTAGTGCTACATCAACTTTATATAAAGGTAACAATCAAATCGTCAAAGTATCACATAGAGATCATGGATTTGATAGTTCTGGAAATTCTTATGTTTTCTACAGACAAGCTCTAGAAACTGGAGGAATTACTGCTGATATTTTCAATAGTACCCTCTTCAATGTTACCAATGTAGGTATCGACCAATATAATTTAACTTCCACAAGTTTAGCATCTAGCAATTCTGTTGGTGGAGGTTCGAGTGTATACGCAACTTATAATAGAAAGTATGAAGTTCTTTATCCACAAATCAACTATCTAACATTTAGTGATACTAAACTAGAAAGTTTTGTATCTACAACCAATGTTGTTCCTGTAGATTCATCCACTACAAACTACACATCATACTCACAAACTGAATATGAAAAAACTTTCTTGAATGAATCGCATTTCTTCACAAATCAAAAACTCATTGCTTCTCGTATTAACGAAACATTGAATGGTTTAGAAAGATCTCTTACTTACAAGATGTCTTTAAGTTCTACAAAATCTACTCTATCACCAGTAATTGATTTGTCAAGTGCTTCTGTAAAAACAGTAACTAATAGAATTGAAAGTGGAGAGGGTCAAGAGGACAGATTTGGCGCTAGAGATCAAGTTATTAAATTCTACAATGTTTTCTCCTTTGATCTATCGGGTCAGGGAGCAACAGGAATTATTGAATCTCAAACAATTACAGGTCTTACTTCTAAGGCAGCAGGAACCATTGCAAAAGTCGATGGGTCTACTGTAGTTGTCAGAGTAAAAACAAAACAATCTTTCATTAATGGAGAAACAGTTGCTCTAGCAACTCAACCAGCACTAACTTCTGTTGTAGTTGACGGAGTACCAGTAAAAATTAATCTTTCTCTATCTGATGGTGCAACTATCACTGCGAGAAATCCAAGTGATATTACTGGAGACGCATATGATAACATTATCTATGGTACTACAGTTTCGTGGAATAATCAAACTGAAGAATTAACTTTGAAAAATGATGTTAGACCAATTCTAGATGACTATACTGGAAGAATTCAAGATAATACAACAGCATTTAATAGAAATGCAAGCGTTGGCGATCAAGGTTTGGATATCTTTAGAGTTGGTGATTTCATTAGTTATGCGGGTCAACCTGACGCACAAGCTGCTTATTGGGAAATTGGATCTGTAACATATACAAATGGATCTGACTTTGTTGCAGATGACACTTCTAAGAACAGTTCATCTGTTGCAAAATATGTAACTAAAGAAATTTCAATTTCAAATCCAGGAACTTCTATTGACGTTCATCTCCTTGCAAACGCAAAAGAAATTTCTAACATTGAAGTTCTTTACAAAATCAAGAAAGCATCCAGTCAAGATAACTTCGATGATATTGATTGGGAATACTTCAATGGAAACGGTCAACCTGATGTTGCTGAAATTGCAAATCCAGAGAACACTATCTCTAGTATTGTTGAGAAGCAATCATCTTATCAAGACTTGAAATACAGTGTATCTGATTTACCAGAATTTTCTACTTTCGCGATTAAAGTTGTTCTGAAAGGTATAGATCCAGCATTTGTACCAAAAATTCAGGACATTCGCGCTGTCGCATCATTCTAATTTCCGCGTATGTCTTATATTAAAGTTTCGGGGCACGATGGTCTTGTCAGAGACGAGACCACAGGTGCTATCTTGAATCACGACGATTCTGCTATTAAAGCAAGACGTAAACAAAAACAATTGAATTCCGCGTTAGACGACATAAATATGTTGAAGAATGAAATCTCTGAAATCAAATCCCTACTGAGAGAGTTAATCAAAAATGGCAGCAATTAATGTCGCAAGGACAGATACCTTTGAACAGCAAAGGGTAAAAATTAATGAGATTAGTACAGCGTTATTTAATGTTACTTCTGGTGGTTCTGATCTATCTACTGGTAACTTAAAACTAGGAGATGGAACACTCAATGCTCCATCTCTAGCATTTGTAAATGAAGATAATTTAGGTATCTACAGACCACAAATTTCTACGTTCGGATTTGCTGCTGGTGGGAAAAAAATTACAGACATTGGACTGTCTAGTATTACTTCTTTCCAAGATATTATCGTTCAACAGAGAAAACTTCTTCAAAGCGGATTAACTATTCTTTCAGTAGGATCAAATTACGATCCAGGAAGTTATACAGGTATTTCTATTGTAGGTGGTAGCGGACAATTTGGTACACTTGACATTGAAGTAACTGCTTGGGATGGATCTATTACCAACGCTGGTAGTGGATACAATGATGGTAATTTCATATCAGTTCCTCTACTTGGTGGTAATGGAAATGGTGCTACAGCAAACTTTGAAGTAGACCCAATTGATGGTACTATTGATGATGGTGGTACTGCATATGTACCAGGAAATTATACTAATGTTCCCCTGACTGGCGGTAACGGTTCTGGAGCAGAAGCAACTTTCGACATCCAAGGTGGAGCAGCACTTAGTGGTTCTATCACCCAAGGTGGTACTGGATATGTTGATGGTAATTATGCATTCGTTCAATTATTCAACGAACCAACACAAACTTTTGTAGTTACTTCGATTCCTAATCCGAATGCAGGCAATCCTGGAGAACCAAACTACATTTATCAAATTGATGGTAATACTCAACCATTACTAACAATGGTTGCTGGTAATACATATCGTTTTGATATGTCAGATACCAGCCTAGATCCTTCTAATGGCGCAGACGCTGGTGCTAACCATAGAATGACATTCCAGATGGCAGATGGTTCTGGCATCGATCCAGAGTTTGAATTTTTCACTAAGGGTCTTACAGGAACTACGGGAGCATTCCAAGATTTAATTATCAAACCAACTGCAGCAACTGGCACAAACGTTATCAGATATGATTGTGCCAATCACCCAAATATGGCACCTGCAGGTGGAAACATCACCGTCAATACAGGCGCTGTAGGATCTTACGGATCGCAAGCTTATGCAGATATTACTATTAGCGGACAAGCAGTAACAAATATCACATTTGTTGCCGATGGTGGCGGATATAAAGCAGGTGATGTATTACAAATTTCAAATTTAGACGTTGGCAACGCTGGATCTGGATTTGAATATACTACTTCTGGAATTGTATACACTGGTGTTGTAACAACAGTTACTATCACAGATAGTGGAACAGGATATCAAACTGGTGATACACTAGGCGTAAATGATTCTGATGTAGGCGGTGGAGGTACTGGTTCTGGATTCCAGTATACTATCACATCACAACCAGGATTAATTAAGAATTTTGCTCCAGCACAGAAAGGAACAGGATATCAAGTAGGGGATGTTTTAACTTTAGGTCAAGGTGTTAGTAATATCTCTGCATACGCTCCAGGACAGTCTGGTCCTTATGCTACTACACTTTCTACTGGTAGTCAGTCATTTACTATTTCGGATACTTCGGCACTGCAAGTCGGCATGTATGCTGCTACTAGTGCAGGTGATACAGGATCTCTTGATCCAGTATCAACTATCCAAAGCATCGATAGTGCAACACAAGTTACTTTAGATATTGCACCTCTAGTTAGTGGTGCAGCAAACATCGTATTTACAACTCAAAATTTATTCCAGGTCACTGTTCCAGACACATCTGCAATGAATATCGACGATATCGTCGAAAAAGTTTCTGGTACAGGTGTACTTGCTGCAGGAACAACAGTTGCTAACGTTGATGATGCTACAACTATTACACTATCAACACAACCAACTGCTGCTGGTCCAATTGTACTTAATGTTCTTCCACCATATGGCAATCCAGCAGATGACTTTGAATATACTATCAATAATCTAGGAACTGTCGATACCATTACTGTTAATAATACTGGTAATGGTTATGCTGTTAATGATTTATTGACAGTTTCTGCATCAGACTTAACACAACCAGAGTCTATCCCCGTAACAGCAAAATACGTACAAAATGTAACTTTTGTTGAAACAATTGCTTCTGGTTGGGTCATTGCTGGTGACAGCATCAAAGAAGTCGATGGAGTAGTTACTGGAGTAACTACTATCAATGCTCCAGACAGAACACCAACTGTTACTGGTCCTATTGCAGCTACACTGACTAGTGGAAGTGCAGTTGTAACATTGACATCTACAACTGGTATTAATGTTGGGGACGTTATCACAGAAGACGCTAGTGGTAATATTCCTGTTGATCCAACTGTTTTAAGTGTTGACAGTGGAACACAAATTACTATGAGTGCTCCTGCACTACAAACATCAACACCCAATTTAACTTTTACATCAGATGAAGCAGCAACCTACACTGATGTAGCAACAACAGGTGGTACTGGCAGTGGATGTACGGTAGATGTAACTAGAAATAGTCTAGGACAGGTAACACAAGTCTTGGTGAATCAGGGTGGTACAGGATATCAGAGTGGTGAAACTCTAACTGTATCTGGTACTTTGACTGGTGGCACCTCACCAACGCATGATATTGAATTATCTACCACTGGTGTAACTAGCAGCACTCCTGGCGAAGTAATTACCGTAACTGAGTCTGGCGGAAATATTACATCAATTCTAGTAGAAACCGACCAAGGTAATCCTTTTACTAGCGCACAGTCAATTGTAAAGGACGGAACAACAACTCCAATATACACAATTGATACTGCTTCCGCAACTAGTGTTAGGTTCTATATCGATCCAGATGGCAACGGTCCTCAACTAACTCCAAACTTAACTTTATACGTAGGAACTACATATAGATTTGATCTATCAGATAACTCTTTAGCTGGTACACAGTTTAATCTCAGTACATTTGCTGATGGTTTTAATTCACCATCTCGTGTAGAAGCAGTATCAACAACTTTAGATAATACTTCTACAACAATTACAGTTGCAAGCACAGCAGGAATTACTGCTGGAATGATTATAACAAAAGATAGTGGAGATGGCGAATTAGAATCTGATACAAGAGTAGAAAGTGTTGATAGTTCTACACAAATTACTTTATCTCAAGTTCCAACTACATCTGGTGCTATTGTATTAACATTTGCTGGTTCTTTATATACAGATGGCGTAACAACAGGACAAGGGTTCCTTGATCTGAGAGTTACTTCTTCCACGCCATCACTATACTATTTTGATAATGGTTTATTCCCAGACGCTGGCGGTACAGATGGCAACGAAGCAGTAATCAGCATTGATTCAAATAACCCTAAAGTATTTGGATCTGGATTCCAACTAAGAGTAACTACTATTCAGGAATCTGATGTTATTACTAGTGATGTATTAACTGGAACTCAAACAGTAACTAAAATTGTTGCAACTACAGGAGAAATCGACCAACTCACAGGAACAAGCATTAATGTTACTGATGTTACCGCTTCTCAAAGTGTTACTACACCAGAAATTATCACCAGTAATACTCTGATTCTGAGAGCAAATAATGTATCTCTAACAAATGACTTGACTGTTGGTCTGTTCTCCGTAGATCATACTACAGGAGATGTTCTTACATCTGGAGAAGTTCAGACATTAAACAGATTAAATGTCAACAACAAATTGTTTATTACAGATAATGTAATTTCAACAGATGCGTCTTCTGATCTATTATTGTCCGCTCCTACAGGAAGATTAACACAAGTTACTGGTTTTGGAGCACTTACTATTCCTGCTGGCACCACAACCCAACGTCCAAGTGCTGCTACTGACGGATCTATTAGATTTAATACTCAAACTAATCAATATGAAGGTTATAGTTCAACGACAACTTCGTGGTCTTCTCTTGGTGGTGTAAGAGATCTAGATGGTAATACTTATATTTTAGCAGAAGAAACTGTAGGTGCTAACGATAACACATTATGGTTCTATAATGATGCTATCAATACAATGAAAGTAACTCCAACATATCTGGAGTTCATGAGTGTTAAGAAAATTAGATCTCTTAATACAGCAGCACCAGCATTTACTGAGTGGACCGCAAATACCCCAGTTCAAGTTGGAGATTATATCAAGTATAAAAATAACTTGTATGAAGTAACTGTAGCAGGTACTACAGCATCTAGTGGCAATGAACCAACACATACTACAAGTTCAGTTGTTAATGGTTCTGCAGAATTAACATGGTCTCAACTAGCAGTTGATGCAATTACATTTGAAGATGTAAGTGAAATTCGTGTTGGTCCACAATCAGAACTATCACTTTCTGTCAACAACGATCTGAGATTTGCAAACAATGTAATTTCTACAGACATTAACGATCTTGTTATTCGTCCCAATCCTGGCAAAAAGATTGTTTGCGATGCTGCTAGTTCTCTTGTTGTTCCAAATGGTCCTGATTCAGATAGAGGTATTGCAGTCAAAGGATCTATCAGGTTCAGTGATACCACAATTCAGTTTGAAGGATATGATGGAACTAACTGGGGATCTCTTGGTGGAGTTAAGGATGTAGATCAAAACACTTACATTATTCCAGAATCCTCTCCAGGTGCAAACGAAAATACATTGTTCTTCTATAATGACAATGTAAAGACCATAGAAGTAACTACAACAGCGATGGATTTCTATGGTATTGATACCATTAGATCCGTAACTTCTGATGAATTGGAAATTACTGCTTCTCTACTAACATTTGATCAAGGAACTTCTACATTTGACAATACTGCAATAGATAGAACATTCTTACATACAACTAAGCAGTATTTTGATCTAGGATTATCTGCTGGTCTAACGGTTGATCCTGTACTTAGATTAGATAACCAAGGTGATGTGTTCTTGAACATTGGTT